ACTCGGGCTTCCTGTGGTTCTGGAATGGGAACAATACCAATCGCTGCACGAAATGGAGAGTGGCGAATGAGCCGGTATGTATACGCTTTGGTCGTCCCCTTGGCGTCGCTGCCAGCTTTTGCAGCACCTGTCGGGCCAGCATCAACAGTGACTGTCGGACCGTCCGATTTTACCGGCGCTATTGCCGAGGTGACGTTCACGAACTCTCTGGAAGCTGCGGGAACGTTCATTGACGTTGACCTTGGTAACGGGTTGATCGCTCATTTCGAAATGGGCCACTCCGACACGCCAGACCGGATGACCCTGACCGTCCCTGAAGGTTATGTCACTGTACCGTCATATGTTGACGTGCAGGAAGACGGTCAGGGGGTCATCGTGATTTACAGCCTTGAAGGAGTAGGAATGTGATGCACCCTGCATTCTTGGTCATGCTGGCAAGCTACTCGGTCGCGGTATGGTTGGCGGCGGCATTGCTAGGCTAGACCCATCCTGAATAGCTGATCTTGCCACGCCGCAGGATAGGCTCAAGTGCATAGCGCAGGGCGTCAATCCAGTGGTTATGGCTATCCTCAAGGATCGGCAACACGTCTCCCGATAGCCTATCCACCTTCCAACTGTAAAGCTGAAACTCCTTGATTGTGTTAGTGCATCTTGGGTGAATTATCACCTTGATGAATGACCGGATGAACATAACGCCATCCTCGACTGACCCCGGCCCCTTCTTTGCACCTTCGGCTCTCATCAATCCTTTGCGCCGGATATGGCTGATCATGCTAGGTTGTGCGCTATCCCAGCGGCTGACATACTTGGCGAAGTCCGGTATTTTCTGACACCGAGTGGTAATGTCGTCAAGCTCGATCCCTACGCCCCCAGCCTCATAGTCGATGTATAGGCATCCGTCATGCACCCATGACCTAACAGCGGCAAGAGGGTCTTGGCTATATCCAAAATCGCCGCCGAGGTATGGCCCGTCAAAGTCCGGCCCAGCTTCAAACTCACGCACCTCATACTTGCTCGCGAAGACTTGTGCGGCGGTAAGGGTCAGGAAGTCGCCTTCCCAGACGTGGCGATAAATGTCAGGTCTGTTGCGAAGGTCGTCTAGTCGCTCCTGTTCAAGCCCTTGGGGAAACCACGGGTTGCCCGACCAATTCAATTCAACAATGGTTGACCGTGACGGCGGGCTTTCCCTAAACCGCGCATGAGTTGCGCTAGTGGAACTTTCAGGGTTCCATGTAAGCCAGATTTCCGAGTTAGGCTCACGCATGACGGTTGCGATTAGCTTGCGCCAAGCGACCTCCGACACGTTTTCAGCCTCGTCAATCCAAGTCAGAAGAACGCGGGCTTTCGACTTGATACTGTCCAAGTTGTGCCGCAAACCGACGAACAAAAACCGGATATTGCCGGACTTTGTGCGGATGAATTCCTTTCCGATTTCGAATTGCGCGGCAAGCCAGTCGTCCTCTAGAATGACTGACTTTAGCTCTTCCATGGAGCTATCAGCCAGCGACCCCATGAACTCGCGTCCACAAAGGACGACACCTCGCAAGCCCTGGCTTTCCATCTGGACAGTGAAGACCGCGACCATTTTTGCGAATGTGCGGGTTTTCGCGCTTCCTCGCCCACCATATGCCCCGCGATAGGACACTGCCCCGCGCGCAGGGGTAAACACTGGCACAAGTGCGGGCGGTAGTAAAACCTGCGCTTCTAGGGCTTCCATTGCTGCAATGTAGCAATTGCTCGCTGGAAATGAAAAGCGCCGCCGGTTAGGGCAGCGCTAGTCTAGGTTTACGGGGATAGTCCCCACATAATCATGACGACACCCGCCCACGTTGCCATGATCAGCGTGATAGCCGCGATATCCGATAGGACCGATCGGATAGTGCCTTTCCTTGTGTTCATTTTGTTTCCTTTCCCTGTTTTACTGCGAAGGTCCAGCCGAGCGCGATAATCCCGTCGATTGTCAGAACCCTGTCGACCATGGCGACACGGCGGGAGAAGTTTTCAAGCGTAATCCGCCGAATGCGTTGATGCGTGGCTTTACGTTGTAACAGAGGACTGTTCCGCCCCATGCCACTGCGTTGCGGATCATGTCGTACTGCGGCTCCATTAGAGCGCCAACGAGACCACTTGAACTCCTGCGGCCATGATTGCCGCGCCAGTGATCATTCCCCGCCAGAAAGCGCGAATTGCGTTAGCCTCTGCGCCCTTGGTAGAAGCTCTGTCGGTCTTGATCCATCCATAAGTGTCCATTGTGCGTCCTTTCTGTTGATCCTACGGGCAAAATACCATGGCGAAAAAGATGCGTCAAGTATAAAAAAATCTTGCAACACCGTTGCGGACGTGCAATAAGGGGTTATCGAAACAGGGAGAGACTGAGATGCAAATCAAGATGATCGAAGGCTTGCACCTGACCGCCACAAACAAAACCCACATTGGCAGCATGATTGCGCGCGGCATGATGGAAGCGGGGAACAAAACTTTCTCGTATGTCATCACCGATCTGGAAAGAAATATTGCCCGGCTCACTATGACCAAGCGAGAAACGGATGACTTGGGCAGGAAGATTTCGAGGCGTGGTCACTACGTTGTGGAGTTTGCAGCATGACCGCCCTTGCATCGGTTCGCAAGTTCGGCGGGGTTCTGGAACATCCATGGGAAGCCCCGGCTGGCACCAGTTTTGGGGTCTTGGCGAAGACTTCCCGTCATATGGCCGGGAAGAGGTTTGAATAACAAAGCTGGCGGGCAATCAGCCCCGCCCATTTGAACCTTTGCAAACCTCTACTCTTGATCGTCTTTCGGCATAGGTGCAGCGACAATCCGAATAACATTAGGGGCCATTGTGCCATCAGATGACGTATTGTCAATCGTCTGTGCGGCTTTGCCATCAACCCGCTCAATCGCCGTATGGATCAACCTGAGAACATCGGCGCGGATGCTATCCAATGCGGCTTGCTCACCTTCTGACAGGCTATATTCCAGCGCGACAAGCATCTTGGTTTCGATAGACAACGCTCTATCTCGGTTTGCTAGACGCTTTGCAGCATGTTCTGGCGTCATGCCCCCGGGGTTTCCTGACTGACCTGGTTTGAACGGGTTTAGGCCGCTTGTATCTGGGTTATGGTTTGCCATTCTGCAATTCTCTGCGTTCAGTGTTTGCAAATTGCACAGTCATGATGCGTTGTCCGCCTGATCCTCTTCCCATAAGTCAAGCATTGCAGCCCCTAAATCTGTCAGGTCAAGCATGATCAGCCCTGCTTCTCTATCGTGTCGCGCCTTGACGTAGCCTGCCATGATACACCGTTTTACGGTCGCCTTGGCGTTTCCTATTGTGCCCATGCCTATCATGCTGGCAACGGTTTTACAAATACGCGGGATGCCTGAATGCCATTCAAGCCCGGCATTATCTGCGATTGCGGATAGCAGCCTTCCTTCATCCTGTTGGATTGCGAAGTCGGCTTCCTGCCATGGCGGTGGCCAGCGACCTTGACTGATCAATTGGGCTTTGTCTTGCTTTGATTGGGTCGCCAGCTTGGCGCGAAGGTCGTCCTGCGTGTGGTGATCATATTCCATTGGTCTAGACTAGCGGAATAAAGCGTGGCTGGCAAGCCCCCTTGTAGTTAGTCTTGATCGGAGCGCATTAGCGGCCATTGTGGCGGCGATGAAAGTTTTTTCCTGTACCTGACGAGACTACGGTGATAACCTGGGCGTGACGCATGATTGCGCCGATGTATTCGCCCTGCCTATCGTTCATGGGTTCAAGCTGTGCGACGTGTCATCCGCGTTCCGCATCTGCACCTTTATAGGTAGTGGTTCGCTTTGTCATGCCGCTCCCCGGTTGCTATGTCAGCCGGTCAAAGTGCTGCACCACCTATAGCGGTTAGCAAGACCCCTATAGCGGTTAGGATACAGAATGGATATCCAAGGATAACACATAGTGTATCCATAATGTTAGCGCTAACACTATAGAGAAAACAAAGAGTTATTATCTCTAGTTATTTATAGGATAATGGATAGTAAGGATACACACCCCCTCTGTATCTCTGTCTCTCTTTTTTTCTAGATGTATATAAGGGGGGGGGTTATCCTACTATTCATACTATCCATTATCCATTCCGGGCTATTCCTTTATTTTCAGTCACTTGCAAGGATAGTGGTGGTATATCCTATCCGGTGTACCCTACTCCGACGGCGGCGTTTTGGGCGGTGTTTGCCTGCCCTATTGATAGTGGTTACTAAGTAAGCTATTTTAAGATTTACTAACTTGAAGGGGATGCAGCGTGATTTTCAAGCGGATCACCTCGACTATGATCGAGATCGACGGCGAAACATACATCAAGTATGTCAGCAAGGTTGAGCCTGCGCGCGACCTGAAGGCGCATATTCTGTCCGTGCTGAGCAGGTTCGGCAGTATGACAAAGGGGGTGTTAGCTAACAGGTGCCGGAAGTGGGATGCTTCGGATATTGAAGGGGCTGTTTCTGAGCTTATGGCTTCGGGCAGTGTGGAGTGTGAATGCACTGTACACGCGAAGACCTTTGCCCCAGTTTACCATTTCCGCCTGACTGGCCCGTAGTCCTCGGCCCTTGACTTCCCAGGCGCGTTTGTGCTAACCAAAGCGTTGCAGGGGGCCGCATGACAGAACAACCTAAGCTTTTGTACGCTGATTTTATGGACGCAGGTTTCCGAATTTTTGGACTGCATAGGGTTAGCGATACAGGGTGCGGGTGCGGTGATCCTGCTTGCAAGGTGCTAGGGAAGCATCCGTTCGCCTCTAACTGGCAGCACACGCCGGAATGGTCGGAAGACCAGATTGAAATCATGCAGGCTACGGGCCAACTTTCGACCGGGTATGGGGTTCTATGCCGGGGACTTATCGTCATTGATATTGACGCGCGGAATGGCGGGATTGAAAGCTGGGAAAGGCTTGCGGTTGCCGTCCCGGAGATTGCCGGGGCAGGGCTTATAGTGCAGACCGGCAGCGGCGGGGGATCGCGTCACCTGTACTTCAAAGCCCCGGATGGGGTGCCTCTGGTGGCTCACTTGCCAGCGTATAGGGGTATTGACTTCAAGTCGTCAGGCTACGTTGTTGGGCCTGGTTCGCTGCACCGTAGCGGGGCGGTGTATACTGCGCTAGTTGGGGGCGCTGGGGATATTTCGGACGCGCCTGAGAGCCTTGTTGCGTTGCTACGCAAGCCGGAGAGATACCGGGCAGAATGCAACGGCAGTTTCATGGATGTAAGCAACGATGATCTTAAGTCAATGCTTGATTGTATAGACCCTGACTGCGACCATGACACTTGGGTAAAGTGTGGCATGGCCTGCCATGAGGCCAGCGGCGGGGCGGGTTTCGCGGTATGGGACGAATGGTCATCGCGTGGCACTAAATACCCGGAAGACGGTCTTGAAAAGCGGTGGCACTCTTTCGGCAAATCTGCAAACCCAGTCACGCTAGGGACGTTGATTTACCATGCCGAGCAAGGCGGGTGGGTTCGCACGGTAGCTTTCGACTTGGACGTTGAATATGAGCCTATTCCCGCGACTGGAGACGACCTTGAGACGGCAGGAATTGACTTGAACTGCCCGCCTGGGTTCGTCGGGATTGTGACGCAATGGATCAATGATCAATGCTTTTATGAGCGCCGCAAGTTGGCCGTTGGAGCGGCGCTTACCGCAGTTGGCAATATTGCAGGGATGAAATACACCGATGACAAGGACGGGGTGACAACTAACCTTTTCACGTTCGGGGTTGCGGGAAGCCGAAGCGGTAAAGAGGCAGTCCACCAAGCGCTGTCGTCAATATTGCGAGAGGTAGGTCTTGCGCCTGCGGTGCATGGCTCTATCAAGTCAGAGCAGGAGATTGTTTCAAACCTTGTTAGACACCAGCCCGCGCTTTACAATATCGATGAAATCGGAGAACTACTTCGCAAGATCAAGAATGCTCAGGATAAGGGCGGGGCTGTATACCTTGACGGCGTAATCGGAATGATGATGGCAGCTTATTCAAAGGCCGGGAAGTTCATGCTTTTGACGGGCGACAAGAAAGACGAAACTCGCCAGAAACTTTTGCAGGAACTAGCGAAGTACAAGAAGCTTGGCGATGACGGTGACGGCGACGAGTACACTGAGCGGGAAATCATGGCCGCTATCGACAGTATTGATAACGGGCTAGACAGGCCGTTTCTTTCTCTGCATGGGTATACCGTGCCGGTGACTTTCGATAGCCTAGTGGATTACAAAGCGGCCACTAATGGTTTTATTGGCCGATGCCTGATCTTCTATGAGCGGGAAACAGTGCCACGATACAAGGAAGACTTCAAGCCGCGCGAAATGCCAAATTCTCTGAAGATGGCTTTGTTGCAACTATTCAATGGGGGGGATTTCGACACTAAACGGAAATGGCGCATACAGAGGCCTGAAAAACGCATTGAGGTTCCTACTGATCCTGAAGCGGTTAGGCTGCTGAAGGCCGTTCATAAGTGGCTGCACTCGACTGCATATGACCAGAAGGGCCGCAACGGGCTAGAAAGCCTGTACCTAGGCGCTTACGAACTGGTCGCCAAAGTGTCGCTGATCCTAGCGGTTGCGGAAGGGCTGCGGACTGTAGAGCATGTGAAGTGGGCTTTCGCTCTGGTAAAGCGGGACATTGAAGAGAAGATTGCTCTTGTCGTTTCTAACGACAGGGCGAAGGATAGCCCGGCAATGGCACTAATGGCACGTGTTGCGGGGCTTGTGAGCGGGGAAGACGGGGAAACTCTTGGGGTCATTGTCAACCGCTGCCGTGGGTACAAGCGGGAAGATGTTGAAAAGTCACTGGAAACACTCATCGGAGACGGCAGAGTGAGAAAGGAGGAAGACATGCATCCTAAAACGAAAAAGGCTGTTGCCAGATACTATAAGGTATGATAAGAGAAATGACTGTAGTAGAAAAAGGAGAAGTCATGAGCCTGATGGACACAATCGAAACTCCGAGTGATGGGCCGGGGTTTGTTACGATTTTCGGTGATGCTGGGACGGGCAAGACCAGTCTTGCCGCTACGTTCCCTTCGACTATCTTTATCCGGGCAGAGGATGGTCTGAAAGCCGTGCCTTCTGAAAAACGACCAAAGGCGTTTCCGCTCTTGCGCACTGCTCAAGACCTGTGGGACCAGATTACTGCGCTGATCAAGGAACCGCACGAATACAAGACGCTTGTCATTGATAGCGTGACTAAGCTTGACGTGCTGTTTACCGAAGAAATCATGAAGACCGACGGGAAGAACAACCTGGCACAGTGTGCTGGGGGTTTTGGCGCTGGCTTTCAAGTGCTTTTCGGTATGCACCAGCGACTGCGCAAGGCTTGTCAGGTTCTGCAAGAAAAGCGCGGAATGAATGTCGTTTTCATTGCCCATGCGGATGTTGACAAGATCGAGCCGCCGGATATGGCCGGATATTCCAAGTACGTCATGAAGATCACTGCTAACAGCAAGGTCAACTGCGCTGACCCGTATGTGAACGACGTAGACGTGGTTGGGTTCATTCGATTGCAGACCTTTTCAAAAGGCAGTGACGGCGAAGTGAAGAAAGCTGTATCGACTGGAGCGCGGGAACTTATCGCATTTGCGACGGCGGCTAACGTGTCGAAAAACAGGTTCGGGATTACCGCCCCGATTACTGTCGATATCGGGGTCAATCCGCTGGCCGGGCTTGTGCCTTTTGTGCCTGCGGTTAAAGCGAAACAGAAAGAAGGAGAGGATAAA